CACTTTCAGTGGGTTTTCTAAACAATTTATCAAGTGGAGTGATTGGTTTTGGTTTATCAGGGTCTGTTAAAAAATCACCTATGACTTGATCTAACATTGCATCATCTGCTAATGTTCCAACGTTCATACCAAACCTTTGTCTAAATGCTTTGTCTTTTAAAGCTTTCTCAAGTTGTTTTCTTCTAAAACTTTCCTCAATTGCATCTCTGGTTATAGATTGAGCAGTTCTCGGTGGTTCAGGAGACATTGCCCTGAGGTTTTTTAGAAATAGTTTTTTGTTAGCTGGAGTTATTTTCGATCCAGAAGCTATGCCTGCTCCTGGCGACAATGGAATATCCCCAGCTATTGTTGCCACTCTTGGTTTAACAATCCTTTTTCTAGGTGCTTCGTCACCTACAGCTGCCACTGCTTCTGAAAGTCGTTGAAGACCTGCCTGCCGTGCTGCCTGTGATACTGCAGCTTGTTGTCTTGCTAACAGTTGTGCTTTTCTTAGTCGCTTTACTCTCTCAAACGCTGCTTTCCTACCACTAGCACCACCTACGTTTGTAGCACCACTTGGGAATGCCACACCACCACCACTTGCATATAGTCCAGTTACTATACTAGCAATGGTTAGAATACCTGTCAATAATCCATCAAATTTATTTTGAAATAAATCAAACTTAGATACATCTCCATTCATAATAGGAGATATTAAATCTTCTATTTTTACCTTGACATCATCTAACCCTCCAAAGAAATTTTCCAATCCAACCTTTACACCATCTACAAATTCTCCTGCATTCTTTACAATTTCCTCTATTTTTTTAGAAATTTCCTGCACTACGGGTAATATAGTTTGTAAATTATTAAGTATGAACCCACCCAATGCAAGTCCTAAAAATTTCTTAATACCACCTGAAAAATTAAATGTTTTTTTGATTGACTCTCCATTTATTTTGATAAGAGGTTCTAGAGACTTTGATGTCTCAATTCTTTCTTCTCTATCTTTTCTCTTCTTTGCTTGAGTTGCTTTTTTCTCACCAACAAATTTTTTCTTCCTTATTTCAAAGTTTTTCTTATAAGTGTTTACAATTGATCCAAAGTTAGAAAATTTCATGATACACCTGCCAGATCACTGATTCCAAGATCCTTTGAAATAAGGTCTCGCATTTGATTACCAGACACTACACTAAAATTGGGAACTTCATTACCTTTGCTTACATTTTGACTTTTCTTAGGAGTTTCGACTGGGGGTAAAGTAAAGTTCCTTGTTTCTGTAGGAACATTGGGAGTTTCTACAGGAAGTTTATTCTTGATCATGTGAAATAAACTTCTCGCACCAGTTGCATCAAATAAAAATCTACCTAACTTACCTAACTCTTTTCTTGCACCCTCAATATATGCTGTTCTATCATCAGCAAAAGCAGGTCCAAACATCTCTGTTCCACTTTTAAATGTTGATGAATCAATTGATGTTTTTGGTATAGTTGGTTGAACTACCGATTGAAATCTTCTTGGTATGTCTGCTGAAATGTCACGTCTCTCTCTATCATATTTCTGTCCTTGCTGATACCACATGGAGAAAAAGTTATCATCTTTATTTCTAAGAACATCTCCCTTATCTGATTGCATATTTGACTGTTGAGATTTTCCTAAAAAGAAAGTTCTACCACCAACGTGTTCTGCCGCCTTCATCTGTAGTGATGAATTGGATAATGCTTTATCTGTATCAAGAAGCATTTTCATCGCAGTATCATATGAAACTTTTTTAGAATTCATCACTGCAACAGCAGCACTTTCAAGATCTTGTATTGCAGCCCAGTCACCTGGGTTGCCAAATACGGGTGCATATTGGTCTGGAGCGGTGATAAGTGATTTTATATTATTAGCTCTTTGATTATAGTTGGTTCCATAGTTATTAGCAGAGAATAGGCGGTTATATATTGATTGAGCTACATCTGCTCTTCCTTGAGGATCATCATCCTCAACTGAACTTATTGCCAATAACGAAGCATAATCTGCCTGACTTATCACAGGACCTTTAGAACCAACTTTTCCACCTTCGGAAAAACCCATCACCTTTCCAAATTTAGGACGGTTGGTTCCTCCACCCATCTTATTCATTGCCATCATGGTGTCTGCACCAAACATGTTGACAGCACCACGACTCATTATAAACTCGCCAGGGGTCAGCATAGCAGGGACTATATCTGTCCCCATGCTAAGTCCACCTCCAGATCTTCCTTCAACCGGTTTATTTAAACTAGGTAGTAATAACCTAGTAAACAATTCAAGAAGATTAAATGGTTTAGACAACTCGTCTGCTGCTTCTTCAGGAGTAAACTCTCTACCTGCCTCTTCTTCTTCTCTTTCTATTATTTGTTCTGCTCCTGATTTAGTTCTTCGCCTTAATATCTCAGCACTAACACCAACACCTAGTGCAGCAGCAAGAATAGGATTTTTTGCGGCAAGCATCCCAAGTTTTATTAAGAATTTACCAGTTACGCCTATTATAAAGTTAGCTAATTTTCCAAAAGGAGTAAAGAAGTATGCTAATGCACCTAAAACAACAGGCCAATACTCTTTTAAAAATTTCTGTGTTGCAATAATCTTTGCTCTATTTTCTGGATCTATTAGGAAATTAAAAAGAGAGTTAACTATTCCACCTAACAACCCTAGTTTTAAGAATTTTAAAAATTTACTAAAGAAGTCTGCAATTTTACCAGTTTTCTTTTTTATATTAATAGCGAGAAATTTGGTTTCTTTCTTTGTTTCAATCCTTTCTTCTCTATCTTTTCTCTTCTCATCCTCTAATTCTCTTTTATCTTGTTTTTGTTCTGCTCTTTCTAACTTATTATCTTCTCTAATTACCTGAATAAGTTCATCAAGTTTATCATTTAGTTCATCACTTATTATATTGGTATTGTCAGGAATTATTTTTTTCGGGTCTATTTTTACAACAACAGGAGGAGCACTAGGCAACCCAGGTGCTTGAAACCTTTGTCCTTTTAATGGGTTTGTATAAGTTTTAGTCGTTAAAAATTTTCCAGAATCTATCTTCGCTCTTTTAGAGTCACTTTCTTCCCTGATTGACTTTAAAACGTCGTCTAGATTCATTGCCCCTGCTGCTGTTGCATCTTAAGTTTCTCTTCTTCCAAATGTGATCTTAAGAGTTCAACGTAAACGTCTCTCTCCCAAGGTATCATATTTTCTATCTCTGTTAGTGAGTATTTATGGAATTGAATCAAGGAAAAATTAAGTTTATAATAACTCTCCAAATTCATATGGGAGAGTGCTAGGCGAAAAAACTAGAGAGTCCCTCAAGAACAACCTTTCCTTTCTTTTTGGTTTTTGGATTGACCACCTCAACTTCATGACTAAGTTTAGGCATTGTTGTAAAAAACTTTTCAATTTGTTTGAACTGTGATGAGTTCATCTGCTCTAAGAAGTCATTAATTTCCTTCTTTGTAAAGTCTTCAGATGTCCATGCTTCATCTTCAGAAAATACTTTATCCACACAAGATGCAATTAAATCAAATGATTGATCAACTTGGTTTTCTTCTGCAAAGTCAAAGTTACTTTTGACAAACTGTTCGAGTGATGGATATTTCATTTCCATCATCAGTTTATCATCAATTTTTATTTGTTTAGTGTGCTCTTTATCTTTAGATACTTTGATATCGTCGATATTTATTTGAACCTCTGCATAAGTCTCACCATCATCAGGGCAAAGCACACTTACCTCAATGTCCTCACCAACAGACTTACCACGGATGTTAAGAAATAGGAATTCAATATCAAACGTAGGAAGTTGTTCTACCTTAATACCGCGTGTTTGAATACAATCTTTTAGAACAGCTTTAACAGCGTTAGTAATTTCTTTTGCATCATCACTTTCGAGAGCGAGAACTAATAACTTTTCTTCTTTAACTAAAAAAGGACGAAACTTAATTGTCTTTTCAGATGAAGGCAACTCCAACTCATATGTTGGTGTAGAAATTTTTGGTAAAGGCATAATATGTTATTCAGTATGAGTATTTATTGAGGTTTAAAACATTTCTCTCAAACTTCCATCTGCATTACGAACTGGAGATCCATCAGGTAATAATAAGGGACCATCAGCCCCACCATCCATCCTCGCACCAGTAGCAGTATCTCTTTCTACAAAGTCTGAACCCTGACCATTAGTGTTGCCAAATGTTTGAGGGGTGGAGTCTCTTATAACTGAACTTCTTTGCTGTTCTTCAGGAAGACTTTCTTCAGATAAAGTAGTGGTTTGTGCAAAACCACCAGGAGGTACTATAACATAGCGAGAAAAATTAAAGTTGACTGTGCAAAGAAGTATTTGTGAATTGTCATAATTCACAGACATCTGATTTATAGAAATAGGATACGCATTTAAAAATTTATATACTAAGTTATTTCCTTTGTAATCTCTTTCAAACTTTCTAATGAATATTTCAGTTTTATATTGCTGAGGAAAATTAACTCTATAAGAATAGTTTGAGGTTTCAACTTCTTGGTTATTCGATTCATTAACAATGAAAGCAATATAGTTTTCAAAGAAATTAATTATTTTATAATCATGATCGACATAAAAACTAAAAGATGCCGTGGTGTCATATTGTCTTCTATATACGTGTCTTTCTGTTATACCTGTAAAGTCATTAAATTGCTCATGAGTTGCTAATGAAGTTCCAGGAAGTGATGCCTCTCTACAAGATAAGGTGATGTCATTTTTCAATATAGCGTCATAAGCAAGTCCCCTTGATTGCATCCAATTTGCCATTAAGGAAAGTGCGCTTGAAGGAATATTAAAATGACACTCGTAGGTAGATGTAAGAGCTGGTCGCAATATACTTGACTTTAAATCAGCGACGTTTCTTGCCTTTGGTTTTGGCGTGGCCATCTAAATAGTTTTTACCGTATATATTATGTATGGGAGTTAGTAAGAAAAGTATTTACAAACCCTCTAATCCTAAAAAATATAAGGGAAATGCGAACAATATTATCTGTAGAAGCACATGGGAGAGAAAGTTCTGTAAGTGGTGTGACCTGACAGAGAATATTCTTGAGTGGGGAAGTGAGGAGTTCTTCATTCCATACATCTCTCCTGTTGACAAGAGAGTTCATCGTTACTTTCCTGACTTTATCATCAAAGTAAAAGAGAGCACGGGCAACCTTAAGACATATGTTATTGAGGTCAAACCAAAGAGAGAAACTATCCCTCCAGTGCCAGGTAAGAAACAAAGAAAGACTTTGATAAGAGAGAGTATGATTTATGCTGTGAATCAAGCAAAGTGGAAGTCTGCTCGTGAGTGGTGTGCTGACAGAATGATAGAGTTCAAGATTATCACCGAAGACGAGTTAGGTATTAAGGGTTATGGATGAGTTTCAGTTTGAGGAACTAGTAGGTGATAATAGGATAGAGTCTCAAAAAGATTCTATTAGAAACCTGGGTGACCCAGAAGATATGATGATACAGATAATGAGCATCCTGAATGAGACTGAGTTAATACCTGAAGAAGGTGAAACTTATACCTTTGTCTACAATGCAAAGACACCTAATATCGAATACGATCAACATCCACTGGTTGGTGTAACAGACATATTCAACTGGGGTTTCAGAGGCATCAACTTTCATTGGGATAAGATAAGAAACTATACTTGGCAAGAAATACCAGGACAACTTCACATCGTTAGACAAAGTGAAATACAAACTATGCTCGACATCCCATATGCATATTATCTCACTAAATAGAAAAAAATCCTCATAAGATGCCTGCAGAACGCATAGAAAGTAAAAATTTTAAATATGGTAATGACATTTACAGAACGGTCACAACCATTGAGGATGACAACCCTGATCCAAAAAAATCAGAAGTAAGAAAGATTATATCCAAAGCTCAATATGACAAAATTGCAGAAGACTCTGGGTCTTTTGATGACTTATCCATTCAACCAGATGGTAAGTATGCGGTTAAATTGTTTTCACAAACAGGTGCCATTACAAATGGTAAGGATGGAAAAACCTTCACCGATCAGGGTGAGAAAGATAGTACTATTATTGCCGGGTTAGAAAAAACTGGCAAAAATTCACTTGTAGCAAACTTAAATGGAGCATCTATCAATGCGATTGCTTTAGCTACACCTAACTCAGTAGCACAAGTAAGGGAAAATTTTCCTGTGTTTAGTAATACAGAAGATGAGAAATCAATAATAGAATCTATTAAAGATATATCTTTTAATTCAGATAATGTGCCGTTGACATTTGATGCAAAGAATAGAAGAAGAGAATATCAAGTTCTTGCTTATCCTAGTGACATCAGAACTTCAAAGCAAGATAGAATTAAATTTGGTATGAAAACTTTCGCTAAAAAAAGATCTATAGTTTTTAACTTAAATGGAACAGATGGTGAAGGAATCAGAGTTGACCCATTAAATATATCAAGCAGAGAATTTAATCCAATAAAAGGAAGTGTCACACTCCCTATACCAGGTGGAATTCAAGATAAAAACTCTGTGAAATTTGAAGGAGAAAACTTAGACATCCTTGGAGCACTGGGTGCTGGTGTTATTTTAAACCCAGGTGGTGCAGTGCAAGCGGGGGCAGATTTTTTAAGACAAGCAGTAAATCTATCACCAGAGGACCTTGCAAGAGCTCTTAATTCAGAATCGGGTTCTAATCTTGTTTCAGCGTTAAGAATTGGTTTAGCACAACAATTTACTGGGAGCAATTTATTCTCTAGACTTGGTGGTGGTATACTTAACCCTAACATGGAGTTGCTCTTTCAAGCACCTACATTAAGAACTTTTAATTTTTCATTCACAATGTCTGCTAGAGATAATGGAGAGGCAATAGAGATTAAAAATATCATTAGATTCTTCAAACAAGGAATGTCTGTCAAAAAGTCAAACGATAATATTTTTATAGTAAGTCCAAACATATTTTCAATAAACTACAAACTAGGTAAGTCCGGTGAAGATCATCCATCAATAGGAAAGATTAAAGATTGCGCTTTGACAGATCTAAATACATCATATGGTAATGGTAACACATATATGACATACGATGATCCTGAAAGAACTATGACTCAATATAAAATTGATCTAACGTTCCAGGAACTCACTCCAATTACAGAAGATGATTATGATGACCCTGGTGCAGAAGAAGGTACAAAAGAGGTTATAGGATTCTAAAATGGCAAGTTATTTTAGACAAGTTCCAGACTTTGAATATGTCAACAGAGACTCTGATGGCAAAAATATTGGTGACTTTCTTGTCGTAAAAAATCTTTTTAAAAGAATAGAAATACGTCAAGACATACTTCAAAACTTAGCATTCTTTACTGAGTATAAAATTGTAGGAGATGACCGACCAGATAATGTAGCGTTCGATGTATATGATGATGAAACACTTGATTGGGTAGTTCTTCTCTCCAATAATATTATTAACATTCAAACTGAGTGGCCATTAACTCAAGCAGCATTTGATGAATTTTTAGTCAAAAAATATGGAAGCATTGAGAATACATACAACATTCATCACTATGAAACGAGGTTGATTAAAAACGAAGCAGGAGAGATAATTATTCCAAAAGGAATAACAGTTCCAAAAAATTTCAAGACTGAATATTATGATCAAACATTAGGTAGATATGTTATTAGAGTGAATGAAGTAGATACAATCACTAACTATTCATATGAAGTAAATAAGGAAGAGAAAAAAAGAAATATCTACCTTTTAAAATCAATATATCTTGAATTGATCCTTGAAGATATTAATAGATTAATGCCATATAAAAAAGGTTCTGCTCAGTATGTGAACAGAACCTTGAAGAGAGGCGAAGATATTAGACTATTTAATTAACTCTCTGCCAGTTTCTGGAAGTAAGAGAGTGCATCATCTTCGTCCTCATCCTTGGATGCAACTGGTGTAGATACAGTGATGTCAGGAGAGTTAAAGTCAGGCTTAGAGCGTGACAGAGACTCCTGAATCTGACGCTCTGCAGACTCCTTAGCAGCGTATCCATCATACTCAGTCTCCTCATCAACAGGAGTGGTAGGACGGGACTTCTGTCCAAGAACATACTTCAGACGACGCTCAAGGTCCTCATAGGACTTGAACTGGTCAGCAGCAGTGAGACCTGCGAGAGAATATTGCTTCTTCCAGATGGCTTCCATTGCTTCGTCATCATCCAGCAGAGGAGCAGGAGTGTCGAACTCAGACTTATCATAGTTCCAGTAACCATCCTTCTTAACAATCTTCAGTTTGAAGTTGGCACCACCCCAGAAGTCAAAGGGGTTGATAGGAGTTTCATCCTCGAACTCGGGTTGCATGGCTTCCATGATCTTATCAAAGATCTTCTTACCAAACTTAAACAGGAAGACACCACCTTCGTTGTGAGGGTTAGTAGGATCCTTTACAACATAAACATTGGCATAGTAAGACAGTTTACGCTTCTGCTTACGGACAACATCTTTGTTAGACTCGATACCGCTGTTCCACAGTTCGCGGTTGTGCTCAGATACAGGATCCTTAGCACCAAGAGTGGTAAGAGAGTTTTCGATGTACCAACCACCAGGACCTTGGAAGGCATGGGAATACATCTTTGCCCAGGGGAGGTCTTCTCCTTCAGGGGCAGGGAGGAAACGGAGCACTGCGAAACCGTTACCCACTTTATCTACTTCGGGTTTCCAGAGACGATCGTCTCCACCACCAGAGTTGTTGTTCATCTTCTCCACTTCCTTGACAAGTTTAGAGGTCAGGGAACCAAGGGAAGATTGCTTCTTGAGATCAGAAAAGGACATTGTTTGTATTTGTGAGATTTGGCTTTTGGGTACTTCGTTATTCTACAAGTCAGAACCCTGAATGTCAATCTGCTTTTTCATTGCATCAAGCATCTTGCCCATGTTTGAGAAGATTACACTGATGTCAACGTCTTGTGGCAGACCCATCATTGTAGCGGACTCTACGATCCGCTGTTTCATCATCTTTGCTTCAGGATCATCAGACAAACTCAGTCTCGTATAGAGAACCTTTTGTTTATCCAGCAGTTTCTCTAGAAGTGCAACATGAAACATTTTCTCCTCCTTATTCATGGAGGGAAACTTAAAAACATTACTATAAACTTCTTCTTGAAGTTCCTGAATCTCCGTCATTTCTGCACGGACTACATCAGAATCAAAAAAACTCATGTCTCTCCTAAAACTACTTTCTTTAGAATTTTTTTATAACGAAATACATCTATATTTAGGAAAGGTGTGTACTTTCTTATCCTAAGACTGACGGTTTGCCACACTGGGTCAGTGAGAACTTTGTCCCACTTGTTTTTGAATCCAAGAATATTATTGAGGATGACCATTGTTTCAAGAGAGATATTATCCCTCAAATATTCTTTTAGAATTTGTGGATGCCTCGAACCATCAAGGGCAAACATAGAGTCAAAGTCTCCATCAGCAAAAAGTTTTTCAGTCTCTTCTTTGAAGATGTATGCTAGAGACTGTGTTCGTTTTTTCCATGAAACATATCTATCTTCTCCCTCTCGAATCATTTCACCTATCCAAAGTTTACTTGGATCCGTACAGGTGATGAAGTTAGATACAAAGAACTCAACCACTTCTTGGTCTGACTTGTTACGTGCAAGTTTTTCAAACCAGAAGCGGTCTTTTCTTTTGTAGAAGGATTGAACAGTTGCACGACTCTTACCACAGTATTTGTGGTAGTCATACTTTTCTTTTGTGAAGTGATTCTTTAATGACAAATAGCTTTTATAAGCGTCAAAGGGCATCATGTTAAAGGGGTAGTTTCGCTCGGGAGGTTCTCTTCAAAAAGTTCAACTCCATCGCTTCATATTTCAACTTCTCTTTCAAAGGTTTTGAAATGAGTTTGGGAACGGACTCCACATCAATAGAATTCAACTCACAAAAATGAACAATAGCATCGATATAGTTCATGTCCTTATTGTCAAGAACTAATTGTTCAATATCTTGTGCGAATTTTGATGGGCAGAAGAATTTCTTTTCTAGTGCTTTCTCTAGTTCATTCTCCATTCTGCGTCCTAGTATTGTGATGTACAAATTCTTTGATGTAACGAACTAGAAGTTTAATATAGTCGTCTTTGTTTCGTTTGTCAAATACTTTTACTTCGCCGCCAGGTGTCACCATAATAGTGATGAGTTTAGTGACTGGAATTTCTGTCATTTCATAGTATGCAGCAGCGTAGAACATCTCCTGCACGAAATAGTTTTCCAACCACTTCTCTGGTTTTATCTTTTCCGATGTCTTAAAGTCAATGACCGCAAGTTCTCCTTCGTATTCTGCGATACAATCAACTCTACCCGCTAACCCAAGGTACTCAGAGTAAAGTGTTCTCTCAATAGCGTGTACGTTATTTATCTTATCCAAATATGGTTTGGCATGATGGAACATGAACTGAGTAGCAGGACGAAACTCCTCCCAGTTTATTTCTTTGTTCAGCATGTAGAGTTCGGTTGCTGAGTGGAAATCAGTTCCCCGAGCAGTTGCTTTCTTTGTGATACGATTTGCTTCTTCAATACCGACCCGCTTTCTCCAGTCCGCAAATATTTGTCGGTTATAGAAAGAAGTTACCGATGTGATAGAAGGAACCCACTGACCATCAGGAAGGTTATAAAAGCGGATGCCATTCGTTTCTTTTTTTGTTAGTTCAACGTCACCGAGAAAATTATGATGAGTAAAGTTCATTATTCATAACGTAGAGAATTAGTAAAGGAGGGTTTTTTTCTGTGAGGTATATTATTTAAAAGTTCTATGAAAAATACTTGTGTTAATCTAAACTCTTCAGGAACGCAAAAAGATGAAACTTGATGAAATGAGTATCCATCGTATGCAACCATTCTATTATAACAATTTTTAAAATCTATAGTAACATCAAATTCATCATTTGAATTTTTCTTCAATTGAAGGATTTTTGTGCCAGCATCAGGGTTAGTATTTTTGTTTAGATACAAAACTGCTCCAATCAGTTTGTTGGGTTGTTCTTTATCCCTATGCGGCAATCCAAAGTTACCCCGACGATACTTATCATCATTAGACTTATATGTTTTTTGAAAATTACAAGAACCTTTCCATATTGTATCTGGTGTCAAATCAAAAAAATATGACAAAAATCTTTGCACAGAAAAATGATAAAATTTTTCATCGATCCAAGATAAACAGCGAGTTCTTTCTCCGGGAAAGAACTCATCTTCATTTGGTGGATAATAATCTAAACTCAATGCAAAATCTCTAACTGAATCAGGATTCTCATAAAAATTATCAATACATGTACTGGGAATCATAAATTAAGTTCTGTTTTCGCAAGCAAGTATTCTTTACAGAGTCCAGAACGTACAATGTCTTCTACGCCAAACTCAATAATATCAACAGATGGCATCACTCGAAGAATGTTCATGAAGTCATGAATACCATTCCTTTCATTCTGTTTAACTAAGTCAGTCTGAGTTGCATCACCACAGAACATGATCTTAGTATCTTCGCCAACTCTAGTAATAATACTATCAAGTTCGTGAAAATTCAAGTTCTGATATTCATCAACAATAATAATTGCTTTATCAAGAGTTGTTCCCCTGATAAATGATGTGCTCCAGAAACTAATGGTGCCTTGAGTCTTCAAGTTACCGTAAAGCATTTCAAAGTCTGTCTCCGTAGGGAGAGCAAACATGTACTTCACCATATTCTTGTAAGGGATCTGATAGATATCAGATTTGTCCTCATGGTCACCAGGCAAGAAACCAATCTCTCTGGTTGCTACAAGTGAACGAACAATGTAAATCTTTTCGTAAGGTGATCTCTCGTCAAGAACATCTTGCAACGCATTATAAAGTGTGATGAATGTTTTACCAGTGCCAGCAGCACCGTATGCTACTAGGTTTTTATCATTAGCATATGCTTCAAATAGTTTCTTCTGGTTTTCTGTGAGAGGATCAATTTCTCTCATCAAGTCGGTGTTGATAGGTTTCCGACGCTTCATCTGCTTAGCAGTCAGACCAACACCAATGGGTTGATCTCTCTTTCTTTTTGCGGGCATAAGTTAGATAGGTTTGACGGTGGATCCTGGGGCTTTGGAGCATTTTTGAAGAACATCGTTCCACCCTGGGTGCGACTTCTTCAACTTGTCGTAGACTTCTCCTATCTCACCGCAAGCAGGTGCGGTGGTTGGATCACTCCAGTCTCTTTGCCAGTCAGGATTATCCTCACACCACTGTGTCCATGCATGTACGCTGAGGATAACGTCTTTTTGTTCACCAGTTTCCTTATTAATAACGGGATAAGTTGCCATAGAAATTAGTTAACCACGTAAATATTTATTACCAACCGAGTGCTTCAGAGATCGAAGGAAACTGTTCAGTGAAGACACGCTTTGCATCATTAGCAATGTCCATGTGCTCCTTCTGTGTGCCATTAGCAGAACGCAAATCGATATAATGAATCCATGAGCGAATTGAACCTGTCATGTAGAGTCTTGTGGGCACAGCGAGGGGAAGCACAAAACGCGAACACTCCTTTGCGATTCCCTCACGAATGAGTTCATTGTAAAGGTCCATACCTTCATTGAAGTATGCCTGAATACGTTTCTTCAAGAACTCAGTCTTTTCAGGATCGACATCATCAATAGAGTTCTGACGATTCTTTTCATCTTGACGACGCAGTTCAGGAGTGGGGATACCAGAGTCCAACCAGTTGACATCAGCATATCGTTGTGAAAATTCTTGATATGTGAAACTACGGTGTCGAAGCACTTGAGCTGCTATTCCACGGCTGGTGTTTAGTTCCAGAGTCATGAACGCTTGTTCAAAGATACTCCAGTGCTGGTGTTTAATACAATACTTCAAGAGTCCTGCGAAAGACTCACTCTCCTGGTTCTTTGGGTTGCTTACGCGAGCACAATATGCAATGTGCTTTTCAGCATCAGGAGTTACACTGATCAGTTTTACGTTGTTCACTCTGCTTCAATTTTAATTGCTTCTTTATAAGTTTAGCATATATTACATCCTGCTCGGTATACCAGTCGGGATGTTTCTTTGCCAGTTTGATGATTTTCTTTGCCGCTTTTTTGTCCTTCATTAGTCGGGGTATCCGTCGTCGTCATCAAAGACTTCATCATAGTCGGTGATGAGTTGTTGCCTATTTTCATATTTATAAGCAGTAACGTCAGAATACACTTCAGACTCAAGAATATCCACCAAAGATTTCAAGTTTCTTACAATAAGTTTGAGTTTCTCTTTGTCCATAAAAAATGGGGGTGGTATGCCCCCATTCTATCAACCTATTAGTAGTAAGTCAATCACTTGGTGTAGGTGTGTCCGCGATAAGTAAACTCGCCGTGGACTTCCTGTGCAGGTGCATCAAACTTCTTAGTCACAATACCACGATAGGCAGTGTGAGCAATTTGTGCATCGTGCAGTGCAGACTGCTTTTCAATCTGCTTCTTGATGAGGTTGAGTGTGTTCATGGTAGTCTCCTGAAGTTAGGGTTTGTGGTCCCCGTTCCTTCAGTCGTTTGCGTCCGTCCGAAGACGGATGAACGATCCGTTCCGCGACTTACTTGCGTCCCTGGTGGGATGAACGTAGGGTCATTATAGACCCGTTATCTTATATAGTCAAGCAGTTTTGTAACTTGTGATACAGTTTACACAAACATCCCTTTCATATTCATATAGTTCATGGTCTCTTTTAAGGTGCCTCTGAACATTCCAATAGAGATCATAGGATACTCTACCTCATCACCAAACTCATCTCTAAACTGTCCTTCAGTAAAGTGCTTTCCCCGTTCGTAAACGACAACTTCATCAATGTGAACTGACTTCATGAGAGATGCTGCTCTCTCACACTCTTGACTACCGTTAGAATATATCGATGCTTGCATCAGTCTCTTTGCCTCCAGTCTGCGGGTTTGTCTTGTTTAAACCAATCTGCCATTTCATCAACAGAATCAAAACCAGACCTGTGAGAAGACGGGTCTGGGTCACCTAAATTGAGACCATTAAAAAAATCATCTCCTGGGTTTAATGCCGTCCTCCTAGCGAGTCTCAGCATTTGCATAGCACTTGTATTTGCTTTTGCTAATTTATTCGACCATATCATATCATCCAAACTAACTTCTTCACCAGCAACGATCTTTTTGCAGATCGCTTCAAGGCGCAAACGATATTGCGTCGAAAGCATAAACACACACTCTTGCTAAGGTATTTATTAACGCTCTATCACCTGAAGGGTATTACGTCCAGATTTTAGTTCAGATATTATGAAATCACAACCCAACTGTGGGTCACAGTCTCCGCAGGTGTAAATATCAACTGCTGCTTGTCCTGTCTCAGGCCAAGTGTGAATACTAATGTGAGACTCAGCAAGCAATGCAAATCCAGTTACACCTTGAGGTTCAAATTTATGAACTGCCAGATGTAGTAGAGTTGCCTTACATTCTTTTGTTGTGCGATATAAGAGTTTTCTAATGAACTCTTCATCATCAATAAGTTCTAATGAACAATCTTTTAAAGTAAAAAGAATATGTTTCATTGTTGTTGTTTTTTCAACCATTCACGAAATTGTCTTTTCCCCTCCTCAACTTTCCACCATGGAGCATAGAGGGGACCTTGATAATCTTTCTTACCCGAAGGTGGAGTCGGGTTCAAGTGCGATGTAGTAAGTGAGGTCATGGTTCTTAGAAGTGAATCGAGAAAGAAGTTTCTGAGACACCACCACCTCATAAGTTCCAGGCAGAACCTTGATGTTTTCTACCTTAAAGTTAAAGATAAACTTAGCATCTGTCTCACCCACAATAATCTCATGATTATTAGAAGTGTCATTCTTTTTATCACGAACAACCAGTTTGATGACACCTGCTTCTCCAACTGCGGAAATGTCAGGCAGTTGATAAACTGCTGCTGCTTTAAGAAGTTTGTCTAGTTGGTCTGTGCTCAGTTCAAAGCAAACGTCTTCACTAGGAAGGGTAATTGCTTTATCGGGAGGAGTGACGATTACATTCGGATCCGCAAAGAAATACTTAGATCGAGATCGTCCTTCACGAATGACAACATATCCGTCATTAGCAAAGTCAAGTTCAGGACTAGAGTGTAGACTCAAACCATTAAGAAACTGGTTGAGATCATAGATGCCAAAGTCCCTTGCGAACTCTTCCGTAACAGTTGCCTCTGCAAGGATATTTTTCATCACACTAATAGTGCGAAGTTTGCTACCCTCTTTGAAGAGAATCGATTGATTGATCGAAGAAAAGTTCTTCAGGACAGAGATAGTTTTATCGGACAGTTTCATAGTATTAGAAGGTTTTAGTTTCACTGGGGGTAGGTTTCACGTTTTGCATTCTTGTCGTTAAAATGCATCAGTAGCACAGCATAGTGCAAAATCTTCATAATGTCACGACGAGCAGTGCCTTTCTTGTCATATCGAGAGGCATACTTAAGAATGTTGC